ATGTGTTTTTGACCTTTTCTTTAATGTCAGGCGATTTCATCGGATTATCCACTCCGTATTTATCTAAACATGATTTTTTAAATCTACGTTTAAATTCAGTTGTTTGCGAATAATTCTCAACACCATATTTTTCAATAGATGTTGACTTTACTTTTTCTTTGTACTCTGTTAGTTTACTATAACTTGTTACGCCGTATTTATCTAATAAAGAACTTTTTAAATTTTCTTTCGTCTTATCTGTTTGCATTGGATGCAAACCATTATATTTTTCATCATACGTCTTTTTCTGAGACGTTCTCATTTTAGTCAATACATCTTCATTTGCATTCGAACATTTTTTGCTGCAATAAACAGAAGTTTTTCTTTTATAAAAAGAAATTTGATAAGTGTTCTTACATGTGTTACACACTTTGTCAACAAATTCTGGATTTTTTTTAAACTGACTCATATTAACTTTAGGTTCGTATCTAGATATATATTAACAAATTATTATAACAAGTCAAATAAATTTAAATTTTTAATATTTATTATAAAGAAAGATATATAATTTATGGCAGAACTACTAAATCCAAACGAAATATTCGCAACATCATTTGAACCAAAGGTTAAAAACAGGTTCATCTTGTACGTCGATGGTATTCCATCTTTCATCATCAAGAAGACAGATAGACCAAAGCTACAACAAACAGCAAAAGAACTTGATCATATCAATATTCGTACCTTCTACAAAGGTAAGAGTATTTGGCAATCAATGGCAATGGAATTGTATGATCCAATTGTACCAAGTGGTGCTCAAGCAGTAATGGAGTGGGTGCGATTGCATCATGAAAGTGTTACGGGTCGTGATGGTTATCAAGATTTCTACAAAAAAGATCTTACCATAAACGTACTTGGACCTGTAGGCGATAAAGTCGAAGAATGGAGTCTACGTGGATGTTTCATTACCGATGCTACTTTCGGTGAAATGGACTGGAGCAACGACGGTGATGCGCTTACAATCAGCTTGACAATTCAACCAGATTATTGCATTTTACAATTTTAATCATACAATCTGATTGTCCTAGAAGACATAAATCAGATTGTACTTTCAAAATTTCTCCCTATACTTATTGTATGGGGAGTTTTTTTATGTATACATGTAAACAATGCAATGTCAATTTTCAAAAATATGAATCGTTACGAAAGCACTGTGGCAAAACACACAAAATTCATACGTCGCAAACGTGTATAGATTATTTGTTGGGTGGGACACATCCAGTATGTACATGTGGTTGTGGTCAACCAACAAAATGGCATGGAAAAAATAAAGGTCACAACAAGTTCAATCCATATATAATCGGACACAATAACAGAGTAATCAACAACTGGGGACATAACAAACAAGCGCAAATCAAATCTGCGGAAACAAGACGTAAACAATATGCGAACGGAGAGAGACGTGGGTGGTGCTATGGTTTGTCTATTGAGACAGATGATCGAGTAAAAAAATTAACAGAAAACACAAAATTATCAATCAATTCAAACCCAGACGAATTAAAACGCCGTAGTGAACGAATGACCAAACATAGAAATGATGGTACCATTCCAACTCTATACAAAGAAGAGTCGTCTCGATGGAAAGGTGGAGTCTCTTTAATACAGAGTGTTGCTAGAAATGATAAGCGGTTATATGATCAATGGAAGCACCCAATTCTAAAAAGAGACCTGTATAAATGTATAGAATGTCAGTCAACCAAAGATTTGCATGTGCATCATGACCGAGAGACCTTTAGTGAAATTATTAAAAAGGTGATGACCATAGATGATTATGATAACATTGATAGTTTTGAGACTAAAAAATACGTTACTGATAAAATTGTGGAGTATCATGTCAAAAACGCCACGTCTGGTATTACTTTATGTAAAGTCTGCCACAATAAACACCACCCTAGTTTGAATTTCTAAAGTATTCAACCACCTCTACCCTAAAAGGATAGAGGATTTCTTTTTCCGAGAAGGTGAAATAGACGGAAAAGAATTTAAATTTTTATTGACGTATCAACTATCTTGCATAATACTTATTTGTGTGAGAGTAGCGTCATGAACAAAATTGATATAATTGATATTATTAACGATCACAATGATTGTTACACACAAATTATAAAGTCCAAACACCGTGATTTTTATGATGATATCTGTAAGAACTACTCTGGAGACAAGTTTGGTGAAAAATTGTATCGATATTTACATGGGGACGAGGATAGTATTGGTGTGTGTAGAAAATGTGGAGGTAGTGTAAAATTCAAGACTATATTAGTTGGGTTTGCAACATATTGTTGTAAAAGGTGTAGTAACGAACACAACAGAAACAAAATAACTGAAACTAGACGATTAAACGCTAAGAAAAATAAACATAAATATGTTGAGTTAAAAAATTGTGTTAACTGCAACGATTTGTTTGAGTCTTACAAATTTAGAAATCAGAAATTTTGCAGCATAAAGTGTAGTACTATATCAACTGGATGTGATGTAAATAGAATATCTAAAATTAGAGACACCAAGTTTAAGAGATATGGTGACGAAAATTATATAAATATCGATAAAGCTAAAAAAACGTGTTTAGATAGATATGGGGTCGATAATATATTTAAATTCAGGGAAATAAAAGATTTGATCAAAGAGATTAATTTACAAAAATATGGTGTAGAGTGTACGTTTCAGTCAACTGAGATAAAGCAAAAGATAAAACAGACCGTATTAGATAGATATGGTGTAGACAACCCTAGCAAAGCTGAGGATGTCAAGGACAAAAGAAAAAAGACAGTTAGTGATAAATATGGAGTTGACAATGTTTTTAAACATAAAGAGACTATGGAGAAGGTTTATGTTGAAAATATCAAAAAATATGGCAAAAAAATACCCATAAACGGCGAAGAATTGAAGTCGTTGATGATCAAGAGGTTGAAAGGAACCTTATATGAGACTGTGGTTGAGAGATTGAACAACAAGAGTGAATGCGCAGCTTTGTTTACGGTTGAGGAGTATATTAACACGGATAAAGAAAATAAATATAAGTTTCGGTGTAAAAAATGTAGTGATATATTTTATGATCATATAGACGGTGGACATTTACCTAGATGTTTAAAATGTAATCCTTATATAGCTGGATTTAGTTTGCACGAAAAAGAAATAGTTGATTATGTTAAATCAATAACAGATGATGATGTTATTGAAAACAACCGAGAAGTTTTGAATGGGTTAGAATTGGATTTATACATACCGGCGAAAAATATCGCGATTGAATATGATGGATTATATTGGCACAGTGAAAAAGGAGGTGGTAAACATAAACGGTATCATTTAAATAAAACAGATTTATGCAAATTAAAGGGTATACAGTTAATTCATATTTTCGAAGACGAATGGACCTATAAAAAAGATATTGTTAAATCAAAATTAAAACATATATTGAGTTATAACGATGAAAAACCTATATATGCTAGAAATTGTGAAATTCGTGAAACTGCATCCGTTGATCAATTTTTAAAAGAAAACCATATACAAGGTAATTGTCCCGCACAAATTAAACTGGGTACATATCATAATAACGAATTAGTAGCCGTTATGACATTTGGTAAGCGAAGAGTTGCTTTGGGCACTAAATCTATCAATGTGGGTGATTATGAATTGTTACGATTTGCAACGTCACGGCGGATAACAGGTATTGCCAGTAAATTATTGAATCATTTTATAAAGTTTTACAATCCCACTAAAATTGTTACTTATGCTGACAGAAGGTACAGTGTGGGGAATTTATACAAAAAGATTGGATTTAATGAAGTGGGTGTAACACAGCCAAATTATTGGTACTTTATTGATGGTGGAAACAAACTATGGCACAGGTTTAGTTTCAGAAAAGATACACTTGATAAAAGGTTAAAAAACTATGATAAAAATTTAACAGAGTGGGAAAACATGAAAAATAATCGTTATGATAGAATTTGGGATTGTGGTAATATTAAATATGAGTGGATAAAAACAGAATAACATATTTATTAATATATGGATCTAGGCAAATTTACAAAAAATTGTCCGAGTTGCAACAAAATTTTAAATTTTGTTAATAAATCTAAACTAAATAGATCAATTGCAAAAAATAGTACTTGTAAGCCATGTTCCAAAAAAGGTGAAAAAAATCCACAATTTAATATTAAAGAAAATCATCCGTTTTATGGTAAATCTAGATTAGACATGGTTGGTGAAAACAATCCGTCAAAAAGAAGAGAAGTTCGTGAAAAAATAAAAAATTCAAAAATAGGTACTAGTAATCCGATGTTTGGTAAAATTGGAAATAAATCTCCTAGATTCGGAAAAAAACATGACGATATTACACTTAAAAAAATAAAAGAAAATACAAAAAAAGCATTGTCAACAATTGAAATGCGGGAAAAAATAAGGAATCACACAATTGAATCACAATTGAATATTTCATATGAAGAGTGGAAACAAAGTTTGAGTGAATGGGAAAAATATAACAATGATGTGTGGATGGTAACTCGTTTACAACCAATTCAATTATTAGAAAACTATACTAGACGAGGCAGAATAAATGATAAACCTGATGCTTATCATCTTGATCATGCGGTTTCAATATGGTATGGGTTTAAACACAAAATACCAGCTGAACGTATAGGTAATATTAAAAATTTAAGGTTCATTAAAGCAACTGAAAATGTTCGTAAACGACATAATATAGACAAATCTTATTTAGACAAAATAATGTAAGGAATTTAAATGCAATTAAATAAAAAAACATTTATAATATTTGCCGGAAGATTTCATCCCTGGCATAAAGGTCACAAAGGTGTATATGACTATTTAAGCAGTAAATACGGTGGTAACGATGTTTATATAACAACAACTGATGTAGTTGAACTGCCTAAGTCACCGTTTAGTTTTGATGAAAAAGTCAAAATGATGACTTTAACTGGGGTAACTGTTAACAAAATAATTAAAGTAAAAAATAATTATAACTTACAGAACTTAGTTGGTAAAATTCCAATTGATATTAATCGTGACAGTATTATTTTTGTGGTTAGTGAAAAAGATATGACTGAAGATCCAAGATTTAGTAGATTTACCAAAAAAGACGGTTCTCCATCTTATTTACAGCCAATTCCTAAGAATTTAGATAAACTACAACCGGCTATAACTCATGGATATATTGACACTGTGCCAACCACGGATTTTACAGTATTGGGTAAACCAGCTAGAAGTGCTAGCGAATTAAGATCTCAATATGCTAAATTAAATCCTCAACAAAGAAAGTCTTTTATTACAGATTTGTTTGGTAAATACGATGATAGTGTATATAATATTATGAATAACAAATTAGGTGGTACTGTTACTGAATTGACAGAAAAGCAAAAGAGTGTATTAAAGAAATTGATTGTGGGTATGATGAAGGAGGACGAGTCCAAAGTCAACAATCTGAAGAAGTTGGCTAATACAGCTTTATACAAACAAAGAGAGGCCGAAGAAGATGATGCCGATGAAAAGTTAAATGCGGCTGAAGCTCAACAAGATGCTGCTGTATCTGATGAAGATAAGAAAGCTACTGATGTTGTTGTACAAAAAGCTAAAGATGTGCTTAAACGTGCTAAAATAATGTCACAATCGGCTAAAAATCAAATATAATCAACTTAAATATAATAACTAAAAAGTTATATAAAGTTCTATATATTGTTATAAAGTTATGAGTGACGAAATTATAATTACAAGATCTCAGAGTTCTCAGAGTATAACTACACAACCAGTCTCTATGTTTCCAACGGAAACGATTGAGTTACCCAGTGGTGGTAAGTTTTATCCATCCGATTCTCCACTTAGTAGTGGTACGATTGAAATCAAAATGATGACGGCTAAAGAGGAAGATATACTTTCCAATCCAAATTTACTAAAGAAGGGAATTGCTGTAGATAAGGTACTTGAATCTTTGATTGTAAATAAAAATATAAAACTAGACGATTTGTTAACGGGTGATAAAAATGCACTGATCTTCTCTATAAGAAGACTTGCATATGGTGATACTTATGGACCGTTACAAATAAAGTGTCCTAAATGTGAAGCTGATAACAAAATCAACGTTAATTTACAAGATATTCAAAATCAAGAACAACAGACTGAATTTGATAGTGTTAACGGATTATTTGAGTTTGAATTGCCATATTCTAAAGTTGTGGTCAAAGTAAAATTGATGACTGGTCAGACAGAAAAACAAATTGAGTCTGAATTAACCGCTCTTCAAAAGATAAACAAACAAAGTACATCTGAGATTACAACCAGACTCAAACATTGTATTGTTCAACTCAATAATGACACTGATAGAAAAGTCATAACAACATTTGTTGATACGCAATTAACATCTAGAGATAGTTTATCCTTAAGACAGTTTATTAGAAAAGTTACTCCTGACATAGATTCAACCTTTAATTTTAGCTGCAGTTCTTGTAGTCATGAAGAAAGGGTGGCCGTACCAATTACGGCTAACTTTTTTTGGCCTGACGCAAGAGTATAAGCTTCAGTTGTACGAACAAATATTTGAAATGTGCTATTATAGTGAAGGCGCATTTCGATTTATGGATGTATATCAATTACCGATATATCTTCGAAACTTTTACTTTAAAAAGTTGTTATCTGTAAAACAGAAGGAAAACGACAAAATTAAAGATGGTAAATCTAAGTCATCTGGACCGCCTAAAATAGCGAAACCTTTCTGAAATACCGTGGGTTGTAATATTTATTATTATATTAATGTATGGCTACAACCAACGAAAATAATAAGTCTGCATTCAAAGATGCTCAAAAATCTTTCGAAAGTCTTTCGGCGGATTTATCAAAAATTCAAAAGGATTATCAAAAATCTATTGCCGATGCTATTAAACAAACCTCAAAGTTATCGGGTGGTTGGAAAGACATCGGCAAACATATAACTGATAGTTTAAAGGGTGTTAAAGATATAGAGTTATTAGAGAAAAAAATACAAGCTAGCAAAACAGCAACTAAAGCCTTGGATGACGTTGTAAAACAGGGATTACTTTCTAGAAAGAAAATATCAACCGATTTGCAAAATATCAACCAAGAAATGAACACCTTGTCAGCTGGTATGGGCAAAAATGGTATACCAGCGATGACAGCGGCTGAAAAAGAGAGATTTAATTATTTAAATTATCAAAAGTCATCTTTGGAAAACCAGTCTGTTCTTCAAGGTAAACAAATACGGGACTCTATAACAGAACGAAATATTCAGGAACAGATTACTAAATCACAACAAGCAGAGTTAGAAACAAAAAATAAAAATGTTGAGTCTATAAATAACGTTCTTTCTGTTTTGATTTTAATTAAAGACGTAACGATTGGATTAATAAAATTTGGAGAAACCTATGATAAGGTTCTACAAAAAATTGCAAATGATGTTGGTGTAGGCAGAATTGAAGCAGAAAAATTTGTACCCGCATTAAGTGCAGCTGCTTCTAAAAGTATAGCATTGGGTGCTACTTTAGCGGACGCGGGGATTGCTGCAAAAGAATTGGTTGAACAATTCGAATTGGTTGCTAACATGGCACTTGAAGATATAAACCATCAAATGCTTGTTTTAAATAAAGCATTTGGTGTTTCATTATCAGACAGTGCAAAATTTTATTCTTCTCTTACACAAGTAGGCAATACAACTCTTGAGTCACAAACTAATATGACGGGAGTTGCCGATGCAGCTGCAAAAGCTGCCGGAGTACCTCTTGGTAAAGTGATAAAAGACGTAGCAAGTATATCAGCGGGAGTTAGATTGTTGTTTAAAGGAAACACGTCGGAATTAATTAAACAAGTTGCTGAAGCTAGAAAACTAGGAACTACGATAGATTCCGCTGCAAAATCCGCAGAATCTTTATTAGATTTTGAGAGTTCTGTTGGTAACGAATTAAAAGCATCAGCATTGTTAGGTAAAAATGTAAATTTTAATGAAGCAAGAAGACTATTTTTCAGTGGAAAAATGATCGAAGGTGAAAAGGCTTTAATTGCAGAATTGGAAAATGTAGGGGATTTAAACGAGTTAAATTATTTTCAAAGAAAGGCAATTGCTCAATTAACAGGTAAGGATTTTGCCGAATTACAAAAAATACAAGCTCAGAAAAAACAACAATTGAGTGTTGATAGTAAATTTCCAGAATTAGCTAAAGACCGAAGAGAAGAAGAAGAAAAGTTAAGTAAAATTATGGGAAGTACTGAAGCTCAAAGAGAAAGAGCTTTAGAAATGGAAGCGAGAGACAATATTGCAAATGCAAGAGCTAATGTTTTGGCAGCACAAAAAGAACAAATATTAGTTAATATCAGTAGAATAATACAACCATTATACAGAGGATTTACATTTCTTGCCGAACAGATTTTAAAGGTAGGAATCTATATTACAGAGATTGCGGGTAATCTTTCATTAACAAATCCAATCGCAACAAGCTTTGGTGTGGCTATATTAGGTATAGGTGCCGCTATACTAGTAGTTTGGGCTGGTTTCAGATTATTGTCTGGTGGATTGACTTCACTTGGAGTTAACATTGCTAGATTTCTTACCACCGTCGGTACTGGATTAGCCACACTTGCAGCAACTGGATCTGTTGCTATACCTGTTTTATTATCAATCGCAGCTGCTCTAGCATCAATTGGTATAGTTGCTTTTGGATTGGGCAAACTATTTAGTGGTCTAGGAGATCTAATCAGATCCATACTAGAGCCTATAGTAAAATTGATAGAAGTAGTTATAACCGGGTTTAATACTTTTATATCAAATATAGGCACTTCGATGGTGAATGTTGCTGCTGGATTGAAATCTATAACCGATATAGGATTTACAGGATTGGCAAAATCGGCAGTTGGAGTGGGACTGATGGCAAATTCTATTGCTAGTCTAGGACTTGCGTTGGCATTGTTTCCTACCGATAAATTAACAGGATTTGCTACGGATTTTGCTTCTATAGCTAATATAAATGTAGCATCTATAAACAAATTATCGGAATTATTTGAATCTGCTACCAGTACTGGTGGAAAGTTAATGATTGGAATAGAAGATGAAGCAGTTGCTTCAATTAATAAACTGTCAGACTTAAAAGGCGAACGTGACGAATTAAAACAAACTATTCGGGAAACAAATGATAGATTGGTAAAATCTGTGGAGAATTTAACCTCTATGATGGCTAATGGTGGTATCGCTGTAAATCTAGATGGTCAACGTGTCACCGCCGCTTTATCAAAAACAACTTATAGATCTGGTGGATTTGGTCAAGCAACATCTCTAGCTTAATACTATTTATAATAAATGGCAAATAGTCAAACATATGTAGATGGATTTACACCGGATGGTGCACAAATAACCACATTGTCTGGTGTGCAAGGAGCTGGCTTACGATTACCTTCGCCCACATCACAATATATTAATATTAGATCGCCTGGTAAGTTAGAAGGATTATTTAGTATTCCAGGCAATTCTAATGTGTTATATACGACAAATAAACCCCAAGACTTGTATCTTAAAGGGCCAGTTGCAAGTCAGATGTTTGTATATAGAAATATTGAAGAAGGTCAGCGTAATAAACTAACAACTGTATTTCAAGCATCCAGACAAGATGGTACCAGAGTGAGAAAATTTTTGGGTAGTTCTGCTGGTACTAAATTTATATTAAAACAACTTGTATTACAAGGATTTCAACCGTTTGATGAAACCAAGGTATACAATCCAGCATCCCCGATTATAGCGGCACTTAGACTTGCTTCTTTTGGATTGGTTGATAGACCTACTAGACATTTAGATACAAGCAATATAGTTGGTGGATTATTGGGGGCTAGTGGATTAGGCAGTATTGCTAGAACAGTTGGTGGATTATTTGGTGATGGTGGACCCGCCTTACCATCTCCTCCTCGTAGTAGTGTAGCAAGTACGGCTAGTGGTGGATTAGGATTGTCTACTTTTACATCTTTATTGGGAGGAGCTGATAGAGCAGATCAAGTCGTGTCTCCTCTTGCGAGACCCGATGTTAGAGATTTATTAAGAGGTCAAACGGCTACAAATGCATATAATGCTCCTAGATATAACAAATTAGTATCCAGTGGGGGAGGATCATTTTTCAGTAAATTGTTAGGTGGTGTAGGTAATTTCTTACAAAATAATACGTTGATAGGAGGCATTATACCTCCAAAACAACCGTGGAGTTCTAAATACAGAGCCGACGAACAAACATATGATTTGTATTTGGTTAATGGCAAATTGTTTGACGTTTCTGGTATCACCCCTACAAAAAGTAATGGTAGTGGTATAATGAGTCAACTCGTATCAGGAGTAAAAAACGCATTAGGACTTGGTACAACTACCAAATTTACAGGTTTGGCCGCCGGGCAAAGATTTTATCATGCTTCTGTAAACAGACCATCATTTCAAAGATATGATACGTTTATAAATGCAAACGGGTTAAAAAATTATACTGCTTCAACTGGTATACTGGAGTTTAATAACGTAGAAAATGCTGCTTTAAATATTATTAGCAGAGAAGTAGCTTCTTTAACACAAGAGGGTGTAGATAGGTTTAATAATCCTGTATTATCGGGAGTTAATGGTAAACCAACGACACAGATAAAATATACAGATGTTGTAAAAGCTGATAGAACTAACGGCACACTTACCGAACAAAGTGATCAGTTATTGAACTACAAAGTTTTGGCATTGGGAGCAAAGACTTTACCCGATACGTTTGTCAATATTAATAATCAATCGGTTAAAGATATTGCCACTAATTTATCTGATAATTTAAATAAAATAATTAGTTACGGAAACAATTATATTGCAACTCCTCTTATAAACAATGTTTTACCTCAACAATTTGCTCAGGTTGATATAAAAAGTAAACAATTTAAGAATGACAAAATTGGATTCAATTATTTAACTAATATATCAAAAGAAAATGTATATACTAGTCGTTTTAACGAAAACAGAGGATTGCCAACCAGACTAGGTAAAAAAATTGGAGATCGCTTCATACAACCAACAAATAACGTTGATTACGTAAATTCGTTAAACGTACTAAACGAAAATGAATTCAAAACTCAGTATGGTGACGATTCTAAATATGGTTCTTCTGGTCCCGACATTATAAAGTTTTTCTTTTATGATATAGTAAATCAAAAATATATACCATTCAGTGCTACGGTAAAAGGAATACAAGACACAAATTCAGCTGAATGGGAAACTGTAGAATATTTGGGTAGACCTGATAAACTTTATTACTACAAAGGATTTACCAGAGAATTGAGTTTTACATTTGTTGTAAACGCACACAGTATAAAAGAATTGTTGCCTATGTGGCAAAGAATTAACTATTTGATCGGATTAACCAGACCATCAAACTACACATTGGGATCAGCTGGTGGATTTATGGTGCCGCCGATGGTACAATTAACACTCGGTGACTTTTATAAAAATCATTTTGTTGTGATAAAAAATTGCAATGTTGCGATTCCAGACGATGCTTCTTGGGAAACAATACCTGAAGGATCGTCATATCCAAATTATAACTGGTCTTGGGGTCCAGATCGTTCTATTACTTGGTCAGATACTAACAACCTAATAAACCCAAGAGGTGAAAAATCCGATTCACAGAACAGATTTGCTCAATTTCCTAGAACAGCAGAAATTAGTGTACAGATGAGTATACTTGAAAAAGATAGACCAAAAACTGGCAGAGCAGCATGGGGAGACGCTCGAGTACCTATTGTTAATGGTACAGATGTATATGGTACATACGATGAACAAAACGGAACGGTAACACCAACTTCGCCTGATAATTTTTCTTCCCGTGTAAGGTACGATACAGATTTAGCTAGTTTAACCGAAATTTTAAATTCTTCGACTGGTCGTTCAACCATCAACACTTCGGAAAGTACAACTGTAGATAATGGAATTCCGTACTAAATAATAATTATGAGATACCAATTTACACCAACTGAAAAAAGATGGGATGGTAAGAATGTTTATAGAACTACTTATTATCCAGTTATCCCCGAATCTTATGACGACTTCTATATCACTGTTAGTGAAAGTGATTATCTAGATAGTTTAGCTAAAAAATACTACGGAGATGAAACATTGTGGTGGATTATAGCAAGAGCTAATAATTTGCCCGGATACAAACTTTCGGTAACTACAAGTAGACAATTGAGAATTCCATCAAATGTTTCTGTTATAATGAATCGATTAAAACAAATAAATTAAGGTTATCATGCAAGAAATATCAGATACAGCTCCTCAATGGTGGGAAATACAAAATATACCCACCGAATGTATACGTGAACTTAGACGTAGAAGTAATAGCACAAATATTGGAATGAACATTCCACAACCATATGTTCCCAATTCCAATTTTAATTTTGATGCAAACTATGACAAATACAAGGGTCCAATGACTCCTTGGGTCAGATTATTTTCCAATAGTACTGGCAAATCAATAAACGGTTTAGTTCCAAGAAGTGTATATCTTGATAAAAACAAACAACAGACAGATTACGACGGATTTATATTAAAAGGTGGTGATGGATTTTACGATGCATTTGGATATGAACAAAACAAGCCACTTAATAGTAGATATGCTATTATTGGATATGAAGCAAACGGAACTCCACATTATATAGACAATATAAATCGTAGTCAACTTGCATATAACACAGGTATAGATGGTAGATTTCCACAGAATAATCAATCGCCTTCAATTGTACCACCCCCCGGTATTATAAGTTTAAATGTTAAACAGAGTAAAGATTTATTAACATATGCTGACTTTGAATTCAAGTGTTTTGGATTGGCTCAATTGGAATATTTAACGCCTTTCTTTTTAACAGCGGGAATGAATTTGATCGTGGAATTTGGATGGAATTTATTCAACCAAAAATCTATAGTCGATTTAACCAACCTAGGCGAATGTTGGAGAGTTACAAACGAACCACAGACTGCATTAGATCGATCCGTATTATCAAATGGTAATTATGGATGTGTAACAGGTATAATTACTAAATATTCATTTAAAACTCAAGATGGATTTGTCTATAATTGTAATGTTGAAATGATTTCGAGACAAGCGTTGTATGCTGGATTAAAAACAGACAACAATGCAAAAGCTGTTATCAAAAGTAGAAATACTACACAAACTGCGGATATTGAATTTGACAGAGAATTTATTGATTTAAAAACTTTCATTAAGTTGTATCTTCCGGATATAAATGCTGTAATACAACAGCCAAGAACGAGTGCAGGCAATCCTTACAGCACAGGAGTCGCCAATTTAAAAGCTAACTTTTTGAATTATATTTTAGATAAAATTAATCGAAACGATAATACCAAAAAAGAAAAAAATGAAAATGCACAACTTGAAGCTTCACAGAATGCTCCGATTACACAATTGAATAACTTACAGACTTTTAATGGAAAGTATGATTTGTTTTATAATGGAAAGGCCGAAGATAGAGTATTTTGTGGCCGCAATTTCAAAAAGGCGTATCAAGCCGAAAAAAATCCTTCGAAGGATGGTCCAGCCATATCATATGGTACTGTCGATTATGGACAGGTCAAATATGAACAAATTTCATTTGCGGATAATAATTTAGATTTTGATGCTAAAGATAACGCAGACGAAGTATGGTTACAATTAGATTTTGTTTTTGAAGTGTTTAATTTGTTCATGTCAAATTTAGGCACAAAACAGTTTTATATAGATATACAAGATGTTATAGTTAATGCACATCCAAATCTAATTTCATGTGACCGTGACGTTTTAATTCCAAATCCAGTTGCTCCAAAAATAAACATAGGAGTACAAAAATCAAATAACCCAGGAGTAGGTGGATTTTTAAAAAAAGAACAGGCT